ATTGCCATATAAAAATAATATGGTACCTATTGTGTTAGATTGGAATGATTACGTTCAAATTGACAAGTTCGATAAGAATTGGCATATTACAGATAAAGGGATGGTAGTAGCTACACATAAAACAATTAGCAATGGAATAGAAATAATTCGAGAAGTTTATATGCATGACTTGGTATTAAAGTTAAATAAGTTATATACAAGTTATCCAACTTTACATATTAATAGGTTAGGGATTGATAATAGAAAGATAAATTTAATGCCTGACACTTTAGACAAGGAAACCACAAAAAATATAAAAAAGAAAGAACGTATAATAAATTTAACCGGAAGTGGGATTCAATCGAATGATATTCCTTCATATGTGTGGTATTTAAAAGAAAGTGATTCACACGGAGAAAGGTTTATGGTAAACGTTGGTGATATTAAATGGAAATCATCAAGCTCAAAAACATTATCATTAAGATATAAATTAGAAGAAACAAAAAAATATTTACGACATTTAAAAAATATAAGACCAGATTTATTTACTGATTACTCTATGAATGGTGATTTAAACGAAGAAGGAAAAACAATGTTAAAGTCATTTATTAATGTTTCGCGACTGGCGGGTTTTAATAACTTATCAATGTTGTCAAACAAAACAGACATATATTTAAGAGAAAAACATATTGGACTGTCAAAAGAAGAGATATTATTATTGAAAGCATTTTCTCCTATTTAATTTTATGTAAAAACTCTTCCGATAAGACCATTTGATAATCTTATTACTTGATATGCCAATGTGTAACACCTATATGATGCAGGGTTATTAATATTTACAATAGGAGATACATATAATTGCATTCGTAAATTATCAACTTGACTCATATTACATGATCCTGATGGTTGGTTTGAAAATGGATATAGACAATATGAAAACATATTTATTCCTGGGAGGGGTGTAGTTTTTGTGTACTGAAGTGGCTGGATTGTGTCAAAGTAATTTGTGTCTCTTAAAGTTAAACGAGGGTTACCATTGAATAATATTGTTTGTGATTTGATTAATGTATTTCCCATTGGATACCCAATGGGATAATTTGATACATCGTCCTGAAACATTTTATATTGATAGCTATCTGTGTAATTAAAATAATCTCCATATTTTTCTAAATACTTAAGTTGAACAACCCACACCATTAATTTTGTAGGATGATCAGCCACAATAAGCGGATTTGATGATACTGAATCTATAGTAGTTGACGGAGTATATAATAATTGTTCAATGATATAATCATGTTTTGATTCCGCAAATTTATATCTTTCTTCTTCGTCTAAATAATAGTAGTTAACTAACAAAAAACATTCAGCAAAATTTAAATTACGGATTTTTGCTGTTCCATAAGATAACGATACTGCATTGAATTGTGCATATGTTCTATAACCAGATGTTTTACCAATAATTGCGTATTGTAACCCAGAAGCACTGCCGAGTTTTGCATCAATATTTGTTTGGTCAGATGTATTAAATGAACTATCCACTGGTATTGATAATAACTTTTGATCTGTTATTTTTGTATAATATAGTCTTCTCGACACTATATCATAGTCTAAAAAGATTCCAGCGCTTGTAACTCCATTAATTGTTTGTTCTATATATTCATATGGAAGAAAGTTAACTATGTCATCTCGACATTGGATATAATGCGTTGGTGTCATGATGTAACATTTTTCAGCGTCTTGAAATTCAACATTAATTTTAACATCACAATATTGCAAACTAATTAAAGGTAATGTTGATCCAGAACTTCTACAAAACCAAAATTGCAATGGTATATACAGTAAATAATCATCCTTGAACGAAGAAAATGATGTCATTTCGGTGACATTACCTATCATTTTGTTGTATCCACGTGCATGATCACCTTTTAATTTTCCTGTTAACTCTGCCCACAAATTTAGCCATTCTCCGTAATGTGTATCTATAACTTTTCCGTTAATTTCAATTTCTACAGATTTTATCAACGCAAATCCAATTCTTTTAACCCAAGCAAATTGAATACGTGGATCAGAAGATTGTCTAATTCTTGGCAATCGTATGACAAGTTGAGTCTCTCCAATTAGATCTGCACGCTTAGATATGTGACATGTATATGTTTGACCAAAATTTGGAGTTCCGGTAAAATATTGTGGTATTTGCTCAATAGAAAAATTTGTATATCGTCTGTAGACTAATTTGAAAAATGTTACTTGTGGATTGCTTGTTAAATACATATTTTCAAGTCCATAACCCACTAATTGAATTAATCCTCCAGTCATTATGTTTTAATCTCAGAAAATATAAAAACATTTTATACACATTTATTATTTCTGTAGAATTATCAATTGTATTAATAATTTGTCAATATTAGTTAACAATAATCATTTTCATTATAATCATTTTCTACATCGTTTGTTAATTGAGCAACATGTTTTTTTATTGCAGACAAAATATCAGGATTTATTGGTTTAAATTTCATCACGCGATTATATTCGTCGCACGCGATATTTATATTTTCTAAATTTTGTTCTTCAAATGCGTTTATTAACCCATTTGCCAAATTTCCTTCATAACTCGTCGTAAACATTTCGTCTAATTCAGAAAATTTAGTATATTTATTGTTAGCATTGACAGAATCATCAGATGCAAGTGCACATAATATAGACATTAGTTCATATTGTCTAGATGATGCATATGAACTAATTTTTTTATCTCTGGCAATAATTGATTTTACTAAATTTTCATAAGTCTCGCTTGCTTCTATGTATTTGGTTTGTTTTGTTAATAATTCTGCTTGTCTTTTCACTATTTCATCAAATGTCAAGTTGTTTGTATCGACACATTCATTTAAAATTCCAATAGCCATTTCTAAATCATTGTTTTCTTCATAAAGATATGATATTTCCATATATTTATCATTATGTTCTTTTAGTTTGCCATCTCTTCCCAAACTTTTCGCAACTATTTTTAATAATTCTATTATTTTTTGTGACGAAAAATCTTTTGTTTGTTTAGAATATTTTATTGCACTTTGTAAATTTTTTATTGCATAATATTCATGTCCTCCAATTTTTGTGTATTCATCATAAGAATTCATAAAACATCTTGTTGCATCACTAAATTTTTTTTCCATAGCATATGAATTTCCCGCTTTGCTAAACAATTCTGCGCTTTCATCAGGTGACGAAGAAAATAATTTTGAAAAAAATCCATTTGATGCAGATGCTTTTTGTATAGCCAATGTTTCTAATTCTTTGCTAGACATTATTTTGTATTGCTCAATTAAAAATGAATCGTATTTTACTATCGAACATATCAATTTTTTTGTGTGTTTGCGAGTGATAAAAACATCAATTTTTATTTTTTTGTGTAATAAATGTATATTAATATAAACATCGAAATGTTGGACTTTTTAAAAAATGAGCAAATAGTCAACACATGTGTTATTATATTGTTAATAGCAATTTTGGTAATGACATTTATTAATTTTAGTCAAATTAATAATAACGGTCAGAATCAAGAAAATTATTGTGGTTGTGGCCAACCTCAATTAAACAATATAACTAACAATACTAATACTAACACTGACATCAATAATAATAACAATGTTAATGTTAGTAACAATAAATTAGTTTTGTACTATGCAATGTGGTGTGGGTACTCAAGACAGTTTTTACCAATTTGGGAACAAGTTAAATCTGTAATAAGTAACACTTCGGATTTAAATACTACTTGTGAACAATACGACTGTGAAGCACAAAAACAATCGTGTCAAGGTATCAATGGGTTTCCGTCAATAATATTGATCAAACCAGACGGAACAAAAATACAATATCAAAATGAAAGATCACCAGAAGCAATATTGGCATTTGTCAATGCAAATAAATAATGTAAAAAATTGATAACATTAAATAATTAAAATCCAGTATATAATAAGAATAATAAACAAATTATAAATAAGTCATGGATTTTATGTATGTTGATCAACATGATATTGAATCACAAACAACAAGTTTACTGAACAAAAAAACTTTTTTACAAAAAGTAAGAAATGTGTTTAGTGAAAAGAACTTATTGTTTGACAGATTTGTTGTATATTTGACACTTTTAAAAATTTATGTATTTGTTCCCGATATTTTAATAATGTTTTTAAGTTTTTATTTTGTAAAAAATGATCCTTCTTATATATCATTACCATTTGAGTACACATTATTCTTTCTAACAAGTGGAATATTCAAATTATTTAGTCTTATATGTTATGCAATAGGATTTTATTATTTTGAAAAAATCAAAAAAGAAAAAACATTGTTGCATACATTTGATCTAAAATTTATTGACACAATAAATCCATTCGAAACAATAAGTAACGTGTTTTTTACTCAAATTGCATTTTTTAATGTACTTTGGGATATTTTTCTCGCGGTATGCATGAAATGTCATGGTTCTGAATATTGTAACAGTGTGATTCTAACTCATGGAATAAAAACAATTGCAAAATCAATAGAATTACGTAGAATATTAGAAGTGCATGTATTTTATAGTGGTTTGATATCAAATTTTATGCATATAATTTTTACTCCATTAGTTGTGTATTTTTGGAATAAGCATAAAGAAAAAATTTTAACAACTGCATGCAAAATATGTAGTTGTCTAAACAGATAAATAAATTACTTTGTTAATCAATTACAAACTGGCCATTCTAGATGAATCATTGTTTTGATTGTTGACTAACGTAGAATAAAAATCAACTAATTCTTTGCATTTTGAATTTTGTTTATCAATTCCATCGCTGATACAATTTTGTACATCTCCTATATTTTGATACAAATATGCAAGTGTATCACTTCTATTTTTAATGGTTTCCAATGATAGTTCTCGTACTTCTCCATCTCCTGGAACACAACCAGATGATTTGAAAAATAATGCCAAATCTGTTAATGCTCTTAACATACTATAGTATTTTGCTAATTTTTGTTCTCCATGGGCAAGTTTACGGATACCATCTTTAATTCTTGCGTGATCAACTTCGTTTAAAGGAATACCTCCATTTTTCATTTCTTCAAAGAGATTGTCCATCAAAGTTTCGATAAGTTGTGATGTTGGTCCATCTCTCTTAAGTTTTCTCATTACAGATTCTTCGCGCGAAGAAGCACCACCTGACAAGCTATGATAAGCAGGGACACCAATAGCATTTCCTCCATATGTAACATTGTTAAATGGGTTAGTTAAATGTGCTGGAGATGTAACTGATATTTGTGGATATTTAACAAGTTTGGTTAATGTTTGTGCAGTAAATAATTTCTTTTCTTGTTCTGATTGATATGGATTGATATACATTGTCTTCTTTAAGGATGTTATATATGGGTCATCAATTGGTTGATTAGCTAATGAAGCTTTATTGTCTTGTGAAATATGTTTATTTAATATTGCTGGGTTCATTGTTACAAATGCGATTATACCTTTTAAGTAATCACATAATTTATTATCAGTAAGAATTGCTTCTCTTAGCGCAGGTTTTAATCCAGATACTGTTTTTTCTTTCCAATGTTCAAATGATTGTGGTGCACTAATTTCTCCAAAGATAGGATCTTTTGTTATAACTCTTCCTACCCCGAATGTTCTAAGAATTTGAATTGCAACATGAGGATCAACATGTTCACACTCGCTTTGCGCAACATTAAACATATTTGCATCACGTAAGCTTCCAATGCAATTGTTTAATGCGTCTTTATCACCGCTCATTAAACATTCTCTTACCAATCTTGAACATTGTAATTTATCTCCTCCTAAACGCGAGCCAACGCAATTGTCAATCGAAATCTCATCAACTGAATATGGGACTTTTGTTCCATTTTCTATTCTGTATAAATTTCCTTCGCTATTACGTCTGTATACTACATGAGAAACCATATCTTCCACAAACAATGCGTCAAATGATTGATTTACTGGTTGTTGTGGAGCAAGTGATGCTTGTTTTCTTGAAGAAATGAAATTTTTGATGACTAAAATATCTTCAATATCAAATTCAGATGTGTTACTTTCTACTTGAGAGAAATTTGAAGGTAAGATCAGAGTGATTCCGTTAAATACACATTTTCTTCCGTTATATACACATGAATACAAATCTTGCAAGAATGTTTCGGTCAAATTATTTGCTTGTATTGATTGTGGAACATTTGATCCTGCGGGTGTGTACCATACATTTCTGACTGCTTTTTGTCCTGAAACAGGTAAAAAAGGCAATGTCTTTCCAAATAACACGTCAGCAGATCCGGCACGTTCTTTCATCAAATTAATTCTAATTTCGTTTCTTTGTAAGCTTCGTAAGAAGTTTGCGTCTTCAACACGATCTCCAATGTCTTCCCAACCATTTTGTGAGGATGGCAATGCAGGAGATTGTCCAAGAACACTTCCCACCTGTCTAAAAATATGTAAATGAACACGATAAAATTCTCTTGCATCTCTATTCAAATTCTGCCAATTTAAAAACACGTCTTCAAATAATTTCATTGCATGTGAGTTTTTGTCAAGAGTTGTAAACAAATCATTTGATTTAGCATTTATAGTTCCCTTAACTACGTCAAACATTGCCGCAAGTAAATTCATTTTTAACGATTCTTCCAAATTTTTATTATCTGCAAGTTGTTTTAATATTCTTTTTATCATTTGTATTTTTGATGCATCATCAGGTAAATTAAAATAGTTAGGAATCAATGAAGACAATCCACCGAGTTCTCTATGTAATAACATTGAATAATTCAATAATTCTCTTACCATTTTATTCATCATAATGCCCATAAGCATAGCTTTAGATGTTCCACTTTTACTTTTTGCCAAAAGAGCATCAATATTTTGTGATGCGTTAGTCGGAGAACTTCCGTTAAATTTTGAAACTAAACATAAATTTCCAAATATATCATTGGTTCCTAAGTTTCCCGCTGTATCACATGCACCGGCAACTTTTCTAAGAACATTTTTAAATTGGTCAATAGCATTTGCGGCTTTTGAACTTTTTGAACCTTTTCTAGAATGCAATCTCATTGGAAATAATACATCTGCAGTCTCTACATCATATTCATTCACGGGAAAATCTCCTGTGACGTCATCTTCTAAAATACTTAATGATAAAAATACAATTACGGCATTTAAATATTCATAAAATGAACTATTTTCATTAATTCCAACCGATCTCAATGTTACGTTGTTTATTTGTGTTGTTGCAACTCCTTTTCCTCCTACAGATTCTTCTATCCATGCGCGAGAATCCAACAATGAGTTTAGATTTCCAACACCTTTTAAGTCTCTTAATTTTTCTAATAATTGTGCATCTAATCCTTCTTTAAGACTATTTCTAATTGATTCTAATCCAGATCCGACTAGAGTAGGATTGTCAAGTTCTCTGTGAAATAAAGCAGTTCTTACAATAAAATCAATATATTGATTGTGAACATCATTGTCAGCCATGCCATTTTGCTTTGCTGATTGTTTGTAGTTTTTTGCAAACATTATATTTTCCAATGATTTTCCATACAATAACTCTGGCTCGTTTGGAGTGTTGAATGGAATAGTATAATTGTTTCCATGATAATTTGCTTCCATAAATAGACCAGTGGCTTTACTTTCACCACAAAAGTGTTTAATTGATTGGTTAAAATTTTGGTCAGACATGTAAAGTATATATTATCATTTTAGAAAAAAATGTGACACTTTTATTAAAATTCTATATAAACTCATTGTTTTTTCGTAGAATGTCTGACTTTTTCAATAAAATAACTATATTTATCTGTGGTTATATTTTTGTGAATAATAAATAGTTACAAGTTCTTGATAGTAATTTACACATGAATTATACATGTCTGTACGTCTCACTGGAGAATTTTCCAATCTAATTAAAATGTTAAAAAATAATTCATTTAGTTCACTATATTTCAATTGTGACTTGTTTAAAATCGTATTAATTTCATTTGTCAGAACAAACAATAACATTTTTTCAGAGTTATTTAATATTTTTTTCCTTGTGTCGAAATCCACTAACTTTACGTCATGCGAACCTATATTTAGAAGCAAACAATCTGGTCTCTCTGAGATTACTGTATATAAAAGTGGTAAATATTTTACGTTTGTATTTAGCCAATCTGGTTGCTGTGTCGAATTTTCAATAATGTCAGAATATTTTAAACTTAGTCCACTCATTTTTATCATATAATTTTTGTAACAATTAGTAAATTGATAACATTCATAATTTTCACAAATTGTTAAATAATCATATAGTTCTTTATCTATTTCTTCAAAGTTTTGTAACAAACTTGTCGCTAAATTTAGAAATCCTATTTTGTCACATATGATTATTGTTTTTGTGAAATTTTCATTACTAATGATCGATTTTTTATACATTGAAAAAATAAGATTTTCTTCTTCTAAAATTTCTGTTAAATGTGTTGGGTTTTCTCTGTATGATATTTTAAAATTATTTGTAGTGTGTGGCGTAGATGGTTTGATATAATGTGTATATGATGATATATATGTTTCATATCTTCTTTTTTTCCCTTTTCCATAAGATCGAGTAGAATAATTTGGAGATTTGTCATTAATAGAATATTTTACCGAAATTAATTGTGGTAACACAAAATGTAGACAATTTGTACTTAAAATGAATTTAGTTGCTAATTCTGTATTTGTTTTTAGTATATTACCAAAGCAATGTTTAAGAACACCTGTTTCAAAATTACTCCAATTACATTCATGTGAACATACTGAACTTGTCAAAAGTTGTATTCCATAGAATTTATCATAATATTCTGATCTTATTCCATTTTGAAATGTAACTTTAGCAAATTTATTTATATTATTATTTGGATCATATAATTGATTAATTTTATATTTAAATATCATTGATACAGAATTTGTTCTCGTTACCCTAGAATATAAATTTGTAATAACATGATTTTCTACTTCTATACATAACACTTCTTCAGTATTTTTTATATATTCTACATATTTAACGTCATTTAATAATGTTGTTACAATATTATCATTCATATTATTTCTGCACGCCAAATATAACTTTTCTTGTGCTGTCAAATCTGAAATATTATCGATATTGTTAAAATCAATATCGACAACAATATTGTTTTTTAAAATTTGATCAATGTCATTTTGTAAATCATTTGATGTACAGTTACCCATATTTATTTATACATTTTGTGATAATGTACATATTTTTCAAACATAAATTATCAATTTTTATTTATAATATTGATCATACATTGTATTTCCAAGTTTTTTTAGAACTTTTTTTTCTTCTAAATATTCTAACATATTTGGAGGAACATCTCCATATCCATATACTGCGCCATATAGTCCACCCGCTATTGCGCCGACTGTATCTGAATCTCCTGGATGTAACATAGAATAAAACACAAGTTTTTCCCAAAATCCATCACAATCTAATAATGAATCATATGCCATAATCATACCACAATATCCACTACTTCCAATTTTATCTACATTTTTAAATTCTTTAGAAAAATTTTCTTGATAATATTTCAATCTAAAAATCATATTACTTGTAGAGCGCGTTTTTAATGGACGACCATCAACAAATTTTGTATCTAAATAAATTTTCCAGTTATTTACATAAGTTATATAATCCAAAAATTCAGCTGTATTTTCGGTGTTAACATATTTTTTTATTAATGGAGATTCCAAGTGAGTAATTAATAAAGTTGCCCAATTTTCCACCTTAACTTCCCTTATTCCCAAACTAACAAAATATGCAGAAGTAAAACCGGCTAAAAATCCTATTGGTGCGTTATGTGTGAGTTTTGCTAGTGTTATAGACATGTCAACCAATTGTTCAAAATCTTTTTCAGAATGAAATAATAAGCCTATACATAATGATCGCATTGCTGCTCCATTTCCTCCTCCAGATTTCATATAGCCCTCATTTCTCATGTCATATTCATTGCTCATTGTGTTTAAAGCATGTGTAGTAGTAATCCCCGGAAATCTGTAGAATCCTTGTTTCTCCTTTTCGTCAAACATTCTGTTGTGCATATCAGTGAGTTGTAATTTTACTTCTTTAATAAAACCATCATTTAGTTTTTTATATTCGTTGTACCTAACTAGTGCATTTCCTATTGCAATATGGTATAAAGTATCATCTGACACGATCCAATCTTTTAAATTTATTCCATTTATTCCTCCTAAATCAACAAACTCAAACACAAACTCTAATACTGTCTCTAAACTGGCTGAACGTCCATAATTAAATTCCCAATCAGAATTTTTAAATCCAATAGTATCTCCAACAGCATGTAACAAAAATACACATTCATATTTGTTTTTTATTATTTTATCGCTCATATAAAATAAGATCGCACATTAATTTTGTTATATAAAAATATTTTCTATCTGCACGTTAATTTTGTTATATAATAAAACTAATGTGTCCTGTGATAAAATATTATTATAGTTTGTTGTAAATTCCGACAATATTTATTTGGAATATTTTTATGTCGTTCAAAATTGACTTAAAAAAATATAAATACAGTTATAGTAGAATTATAGAATGTCAAAATTATCAGATGAGACTATTGACGAATTAGTTGGAAAAATTTATAAGGGAGCTAAAAAATCTTCTAAGACTGAACGAAAGCACACCGAAGTTAATATTGACGAAGTAGATTTCGAAAAATTAAAAGGAGATGACAGAAAAGCACATGTAGATTTATTTTCTGGAATGATAGACGTTTATGGATTAATTGGCGTTAAAGAAGATGACCCACAAGATTATGTAAAAAAGAAATGTAATGAAAAACTCGCGAAATATCACCCGAGCAAAATGAATGCAATGCTTGTAAAAGTTCCTGCTTCCGAAAGAGAAGAAGAAAGAGAAAAATTAATGGAACAATATAATTTAATAAAACAAGCGTACAACATTTTAAGAGATCCAGAAAAACGTGAGTATTACGACCTACAAAAGAAAACAATGGAAAGCAAAAACTTTGTTAAACAAAAATCAAGTTTTGAAGAATACATTAAATTGCAAGAATCAGAAATAAATGAAACAAGCAGAAAAAATGCAGAAAATGCTTTCAAAATTGGATTTTTGGATATGGATAAAAAACATGGATTTAAACGTAACGAACTTGACGATGAACCATTGACTACAGAAGATTTCAATAAAAAAATGCAGGATATGGAACTTTCGAGAAAAGCATTGGATGACGAATTAAGCACAAAACAAAGGAACATGTTTGAGGGTAGAACATTTAATCCCGTAGAATTTAATAAAGCATGGGAAAAGAAAAAGAGACATGACGAAAAAAGAAAAGGAAAAGGAAATTCAGACACATCATTAACATTATGGGATGGATTAACTGCTTCAAATGATTTTGGTGTGGGAGGCACGTCAGATTATGTTGGTCTGGATAGTGATTATGGTGATTTATACTCAAAAAATAATTATAATACATCTCAGTATGCTTCTATTTTAGATGATATTTCTGAAAATGGTGACAATATGAGCGTAAATAGTGATGATATTGATGTTAGTTATGTGACTGGACATAATAAGGATAATAGCGATGTAAATAAAAGATTTGATGAATACATGAAAGCACGAGAAAGAGACGATGAATATTACAACGCGAGAGAATTTGGAGATACAAATGCATGGAGATCAGTATATGATAATCCTATGAATATTAGTTCTTCTATGGGGACAATGGTTGGCAAGGAAGTTAAAACACTTGACACCAGAAATAAAAAAAATAATTCAATTAATAAAAGTACAATTGATGCATATAAACAATTGATGCTCGAAAGAGAAAAAGATTTTAAATAATACTTTTTACATTCAGAACATTTTGGGGTTCAATAAAATTTAGAAGAGGAGGGGGGTAATTAGGAGTGATAGTTTTTAAACACTCGACTTTATGATCACGTAATATTTCCATTATGTAATCATCTCTAAAATAGTTATATAAAAAATACAAAATTGTAACGAAAATTATTAGTCCGCACCATATTTTTAAAGAATTGTATATCAATGTTTTATTTTCTTTTTTATTGTCGTTTTTATCGCTCATATACAATAGTAGAATAATATTTTTATTATTTTACAATCATAGTTATTCGTTAAATAAAGCCCTTGCTGATAATACAAAAACTATTGATACAGTTATTGCGACATGTGGTGCCATTTTAAATGGTATCATTAATAACAATGATAAATATATTATTTTAAATATATCGTTGTTAAACATTGAAGTTATATATTGTGGCAGGTTAATTTGACACTGTGATATATAAAGTACTGCAAACAAACCTATTGCACCAACAAAATATTCGTTTCCCATATACTCTGATAATGTTTCAGACATTTTTTCTTATAATAAATAAGGTTAATATTATTTGTTATATTTATATTTTATAGCCAAATGCCACGATATGCACAGTGATCGTCGAATTTTGTTTTATTAAACTACTATTTATGTTGTGTGTCAAAGATATATCCCCATAATTAATAAATTCTCCAGATGGTTGGAATTCTCTTGGTGATATACAAAATGGAAGAACATAATATAATTCATTTTGATATGGATTTTTATTAAAATTATCCCTTAAAATTTGATTTGCTATACATAATTGTGAAGATTGATATGTTTTATCAACTTTAATAAAATGGCCTAAGATCATACTTTCGCTATACCACCCATCACGTTTGTGTGTAAATCTGTCTTGATTTTTTGATACATAATAAAAGCTTACACTATCACACAATTGAACTATGTTATTGTCAACTTTATAAAACCATATTAATTCTTTTATCGCGATTGATATATCATTGAGATGTGTAATATTATCAAATTCTGATATATTAAAACAAAAAGATTGAGATTTTTCGACTATTGGCATATTCATTATTATTAAATTGTTATCACATTCATATTTTTGTTCTATTCTTCTCAATTCTGTTAAATCTAACTGTGATACATTTGCATATAATTCAAATTGACAATTTTCTTTTATGTCTACTAGTATTTCATGATGAGATAAATACAAAATAAAATAATAATCTATACTCCGTGAAAACCAAAAAGGTAATTTTACAAAATATTTATTATTTTGTTCAAATATTATTTTTTCATAAAATTTATTTCTGATTAAAATTTCATCAAGTGTTATAGTTGTTTTTATACCAAGTGTTTTAGATTCAAATGTTATTGATTCAAACTTATTTATATCGTCAATTAAAAAACTTAATTGTGTTAATACATGATAATCATAAATATGATATCTAAACATATTTTCATTATTCTTATCTTGAATTTCTAATTGTTCTATTGTTGGTATGAAATGTGTATGTCTCAATATATTTTTGTTTATCATATTTTGATCTATTTTTTTTCCTGACAAATAATTTTCATCAACGTAAAATTGTGATAAAGAACAACTAATTTGAGGATTTCCTGAGAAACATTTATTTTCTTTACCGTAATCATTAACTAATTTGTACATATTTAACTTAAAAATATGAAAAATATCTTTAAGCCACAATTTTTAGTAAAACTTTATGATATAAAAATCATATGCTAATGTATAACAAATATATGGATAATAATATATTACAATCACAGTGCCAATTCAATAGTGCATTCGATAATAGTGAAAGTAAAGAACTTGACAAATTAGCAAGAAAAATAAATAATAAACATGCAAAATCAAACAACACGTTTTCTAAAAAATTTTCAGGAATTGTGTGTGATCAACTAGATTGTACTCCGTATTCCCAACAAATGATAGGAGGAGATAATGTTCAAAGTTTTTTTTCTGCACAAGGCGATTATTCTCCGCTATATGCGCCAGTAAATGCTCCTCTCCTATCTATAAAAAATAACCCTCGTGATGATTCAAGTATTGATTCATCAAATGATTCTTCATTTAAATCTACATTGGGAGGTAAAGTATTTTCAGAGTCAGATAGTTTCCAATCATTGTCTTCAAGCCCATTAGATGAAAATTCATTATCAAGCACGTATTCATCACTTCCTTCAAAAATAAAAAAACGTCTGAGAATGAGCTCTCCTCATTTAAAAAAGAATAAAACTCAATCTACAAATTCTGATGACAATGATATTTTACATTTAAAGTCGTGTAACGATTGTAGAAGTAAATTAATGGCACTTTTATCAAATTCAAATATTTTTACACATAATAATTTGTCTACAAATCAAAATCAAACAAATGAAAATAATAAACCAATTCAAAAATCTTCAAATAGTTTTTTAAATTTAACAAACCCAGAATTAAAAGATATTATGGTGTTAATTTTGATAGGAGTTATTATTATTTTACTAATTGACATTTTCGTCAGACAATAATTCAGTCAAGTTGCCAATTTATTCCAGTTTTTCCATGTGATTCTAATAATTCATTTATTTTTCCAAAATGATTTATTTCATTAAACGCTTCATATGATTTCATTTTTCTATTATATGTGAGACCAGATGGATAACTTGATATGATTATGTGGTGTTTCACAGCATCGATTTGTGGTACAAACTCTAGCGCAGCTAGACCCCATATTACAAATACAACGCCAACTTTCATATCTGAAATATGTTTAATAATTCCATTTATAAACCATTTCCATTCGTTCACCGAATCTCGTAAAATACCGCCACTTTCTTTTGACACTTTTATCGATATTAATTCACTATTTAACATCAAGCATCCTTGTTTTGCATAGCTTTTTAAATTTGAATGTGTGGGAAATTTGTTAATTTGGTTATAAATAAGTTGATTATTAAATATTAGTCTGGATGATGACGGCAAATTGGATGAATATGTAGAAAATGCAAGTCCGTCACTTTCGTTGTGTGGGCGTATTCCTAGAAAAACGACTTTAACATCATCGAACGATGTTAAATCGAAAGCATTGAATAATAAATTTAGTTTTGGCTCAATATGATATTTTTTATATTTGACCAACATTTGTAGTAAAATATTATATTTTTCAGAAGAAAATAATTTTTTAAATAAATTGTTCCATGAATGATGATAATTTAGTTGTAACAAATTAAATTCATTTTCACAAATTTCATTCCAACTTATAGTTTTTTTAAGAGATTGTTTATAATGAATTTTTGTTAGGTCTGTATTTATTATTTCTAATGCTCTAGAAATAATTTTTTCTGGCACATCATCAAAATTAACTTCAGAAAAATCTTCTTCGTCTGCCATTAAACCACATTATAATAGTTTACATAAACAAAGTTTTTCATAAATAATTTATCAATTTTTATTAGTTACGTTGATTTTCTTCTACTGACATTAATAATGGAATCATTGGCGGTATTTTAACTTTAAATTCTTTTTTATGTAACAATGCTTGATTTCTAAAATCTTCTATATTCATATCTCCCCCAAACATAATTAACAATTCTCTAGGAGGAGCAGGTTTTACATTTGCGCTACCAAAAATTTCAGTACATAATTTTTTAAGTAAAGACACTCTTATTGAAACTTTATAATCATTCATATTTAGGTTATAAGCCATTGCGCAAGAATATGTACAAAAACATCCAAACACATAATATTTATTATCACAAAATCTTTCTGGGATAAAACATGGCAATCCGCTAAAATTATGTGCGCACCACCAACACGCGACATCAGTTTTGTCTATAATGACTGGCTCATTATTTTTATTAATGTTTAATAGTTTCATATTAATCATTCTTGATTTTGCATTTCCTGAAACATCGGAGTTGCCATATGTGTTTTTTCTCATATTGACCATCGCGTCTCTCATTTTTTTTATCATTTCGTCTTTCTTTTTTAATTCGTTCATTAATTGTTTCGTTGTCATGTTGATCCCTTCATTTGATTCATCGCTTATAGAATCAATAAATTTTTTAACTCCCGTTTTTTTCGGTGAATCATCTTTCATTGTAAATCCATTTTTGTCAGAAGATGATTCAGCTTCGTCATCAGATAACGGTAGTTGTAAAATAATTTCTTCTTCCTCCTCTTCTTCTGATTGTACTGGAGTAATGAGTTTTACTGGTTTTGTCTGAAGTTCATTCTTTTTTGGGCGACCACGTTTTTTTTGGGCCACATTTTTCTTTTTACCAAAATTAGAGCTTTTAATAAATTCGTCTGATTCATATTCCTCGTCACTTGACATAGTGTTAATTATAGTGTTAATTCTTTAAATATATGCTAGTTTTATTACTTACAAAATAATTTTCAAATTTTTAATTATGGACAAAGATATAGTTCGTAAATACTTGCAAATTTGTAAAAAATATAATTATGAACAAATAATGAATAATCAGGTAGAATTTCCAGATGAATTAGACACAATCACCTATATAAAAAATATAGGTAAAACAGAGGATATTTTTAATAAATATCATCAAATGAAAACTGGAGGATCAGGAGGAAGCAAAGGTGCGAAAAGCAAAACAAAAGCTAAAAAAAAATCTAAAAAAAATGAAGGTGATGATGATAATTCTTATCAAACACAATCACCTAAACAATCACATCACCAAACACAATCACCTAAACAATCACATCACCAAACACAATCACCTAAACAATCACATCATAATAATCAAGCAAAGAAACAAAAACATAAAGAGCACGATTATAATGAGGGTGATACATATGTACACAGACAACATCCTCATCCGAGTCACAATTCCTCAAATTTGGTCACAGATGGATTAGAAGTAGCGGGACTTGCTGTTGCAGGAACAGAGTTGTATAATCTTGCAAAAAGTCCGAACGCGACACAAAAAATAAAATCGAGTGTAGTGAACTATGGAAAAGAACAACTAAATTCAATAAAATTAGAAATTTTAAATGAAATAGAAACACAACTTACACATCCCCAAAGCAAGTTGTCAATTTTATTAGAAAACAGAGTAAACGAGATACTTAAAAAACTTAACAGTTAATTTATTTTCCTATTTTAATTTTAGTTAGATTTTTAGGAGGTCTTCCCCTTTTCCCAGATCCTGTACTTTTTCTTCCATATGAAATTGTTTCAGGAAACTCATCTTCATCTTCTTCTTTAGTTTGTACAATATTTAAAGAGGCATTCGACGATTCATCTAAATTAAATCCTTCTAAATCATCGTCAATATTCATTATAATTCCAGATTTTTTTGAATTGTTAGATTTTTTTGAATTGTTAGATTTTTTTGAGCTGTTGGTAGATTTATTTGATTTTTCATCTGCTAACATTTCATCTATACGTGGATTTATTGAAATTCTAGATGACGAGCTTTTCGAACTTACCTTAGAAATAGTATCGCTTTCTGATAGGCGCACTTTGGGAGACATCGGAGATGACACTTTAATAGTTTTTTCTGGAAGTCCTTTTAATATTTTTGGTTTTTGTGCAGGTTGATTTTGTTTTGCTTGTTTAATATGATGATCAACAAATGATTCTTCGGCGTTCATATTTTTTAACATTTCTCCTATTTGTTCTAATTTGTTATTCTGTTCTATTAATTCCTTCATTCGGTTTTCTTCATTTTGTTTTTGTAAAAATATTTGTTGATTTTGAAACATTTGCATTTGTTGCATTTGTTGCATTCGCAACATTTGTTCTTGTTGTATTTGTGTTGGTTCTTGTGGTTGTCTTTGTTGTGTTTGTTGTGTTTGTTGTGTTTGTTTCTTTTTTCCTGATAGTTTTGTGTTTTCAGTTGTAGATTCACTTAAAACTAATCCACTTGCAAATCTATCTACTTCACTTGTTTCTGCTCGTTGTTGCATTTTTGCATGTTCTGCTTTATATGCATTAAGTTGTTTTAAATCTGCTACTTTTGCTGAAGCTTCCATATGTGCTTTTTCTATTCTATCTTTTTGTTCTTGTTCGCGTTTTTGGCGTAATTCTGCTTCTTTTCTTAAATTTTCTACCATATTTGGGTCGTCATTTAAATTTTGAGATACTTGAGGGATTAGATTTTTAATTCCTTTATGCATTTGAATTGTTATTGCGCTTCCTGACAACATTAAAAATAATTTTAATTCTGGCGCCATTTTTTGTCCAGGTTTAGTATATTTTTCATAAATTTCTCCCAAAACGTCGTAATAAGAATTAATATCAGTAGAAACATTGTTTGACCAAGTATTTTCAAACTTAATATCAAATGGATTATAATTATCATTTAACATTTCGACACCTTTTACCATTAATATCATCATACCACTCATCCAACTGACCGCATTTGTTTTTGCTCTTATTCCTGTATGTAACTCATATTCAAATTTCATTGTTTTATAATCGTGTTCCATACTATAATTCTGTGACAACTTTACACCTGCTTGAGCAAGCTCACCCAATTGTCTTAACATGTGCATTTTTCTTAACATCAATTCTTCTTCAGTCCAATTAGATTCGTCGTCAGGATCTCTCGTGTCTTTTTCTTTTGCAGATGCACTAGCTTCAGTATTTTCATGTGATGAATGAGAATGTTTTGTGTTTTCCGAATGCTTTGATTTTTCTGAAGGTTTATCTTTTTTTGTGTCGTCTTGTTTGGCAAACACATTTTGTTGACCATGATAAATATTGTCATCATCTAATTTTGTTCCTCCATCATCGTCATTATCATCATCATTGTTTGCATAACGTTGCCAATAAACTATTTCATCTTCTGGGACTAATTTATCTTTATTTGCAAAATATTCTGGCATCATGTTTGTCTCACTGGTCATGGTGCCAGTTTTCATTTTATTACCTATACCTGCAATATAACCATCTTCAATCAAATTAGGTTGTTTATTAAAAGACATATAATTAATTTATAGAAACTTATTTATATGTTATCTACGCACTAATTTCTAAACGTTTATTTATATTTCATAAATTTTATTTATTGCCAAATTTGTAACAAATTAGTAAATAATATTTGAACTTTTGCTACTTATTAAATGCGATTTCATTGCAGTTTGATATCCAAAATCAAACATTTCTTGTTTTACGTTATTAGAAATGTTCAAATTAAATGGAGACATATTTAATGGATTTAATTGTATAGTATTTTTTTCATATCCGCATACTGCCTTTAATTCTGAACCTTCTTCAAAGCATTGTGTCAAATTAATTAAAAATGATTCTAAGTTATCTATTGAATTTACACACGGTTTTTCACTTGTTAAGTGAACACCAATTGTTGAATCCAAATCATCTTTAAATATACTCATCGGATAATTTTCCATACACCCTCCGTCGACATATATTTTTCCGTCATGCTCTACTGGTGTAAACCACAATGGGACTGATGTACTTATTCTTATCGCAGTTTTTAGTAGCATATTTGGATAACTCAAATGCGAAAAATAATATGTTTTTTTGTCATTTAAACATGATCCAGTTATGTACAAATTAATATTTGTTTTTTCGTATAATTCTGATAACGTGATATTCGGCGATATATTTTTTGCTTCTAATAGTTTTTCTACGACCATAAGTAATTTTTTTCCATCATCTAATCCGAATTGTGTAAATAATCTTCCTGGTTGTAGTGATTTCATTTTTGAAATATCTAATATCGATAAAAATTCATATATATCATCTATTTTATATCCCATTACGTATAATGCACCTATTAATGATCCTACAGATGTCATAGAAATTGATTTGATATTATCTAAAAATCCATTGTCTTCGAGAGCTTTTAATGCTCCTAGCATAACTATACCTTTTACTCCACCTCCACTCAGCACTAAATTTGTAATTAAGTGTTCTTTTTTTGAAGTTTCACTGACGTCACTCATAAAATTGCTCTATATGATTTGCAAATAATCTTTTTTTAATTTATAAACGAAGCATGTCGGGAAAGTACAACGTGAATTCTTTAAAAAAAATTAATATAGAAAATCTATTTTCTACAGAAACAAGTGTGCCTCATACAAATGGAAAATTAGATATAAATACATTATTTGCATCTAAAGTAAGAAAAGATTTTGTTGTTGATCCAAAAATATTGTTAGACGGCGGAATAAAAAGAAAGAAAACGTTAGAAGAATGTTATATAAATATTTATAAAACATGTTGGGACACAATTGTTCAAGCAGATAAGTCTGGGATTACTGACATTATTTTTGAAGTTCCCGAACCAGTAAATTGTCTTGGATATTCTTCCACGGAATGTTTAACTATTATTGAAAAAAATTTAATGGCAGTTTCTAATAATGGCATTAAATGTACTCCTCTAAATGATAAAAGATTATTTATTACATGGTTTGGGATAGAAAATGTTATTTCAGCACATTAGTTTTTATATTGTTATAAAAAAATTATTATTTAAATATTGTCGTCATCACTATCTTTGCCTTTTATAAAGGGTCGTTTTGTAGTTCTTTCTGTTCCATCCGCAAAAACTTCTGTTATTGTTTTTCCAGTTTCATCGCTCGAAATCATTTTTTTATGGGTAACGGGCTTTCCATCTCTTCCAATCTTTGTGACTCCATTTACAACTCTAGATCGTTTTATGCCATCGGCTCCAACAGATACTAATTTTGAAGTAAATTTCAAATGCTTTGATAATTCTTCTTCATTTTCATTTTCATTTTCAAGTTTACATTCCTGTTCCATTTCATGAAAATCATCATCAAACATTTTGCTTACATCATGTTGTAAACGAGATGTTCCGAAAAAACTTGGCTCCATCAAATCAAAAGGTCCGATAAATCTTCTTCCTCTCCCTAATGAAGGTTGAAATAAATTAGTCGGTCTTTCTATCAAACCTAATGGAGAAAGTGCTGATGTAAATGTATCAATAATGTCTGACACAGTCACATCATTTCGTTGACATTCATCTCTCTTATGACCTCTAGGATCTTCGCGACCTCTATGACCTCGATGACCTCGATGACCTCTATTGTTCCATCTCGACCATTCGTCTCTGTTTGACCATTCATCTCGAGGATGTTTGGGTCTATGATGTCTGGGTTTTTGTTCACGGTGTCCACCGTGTTCTGCGTCGGCTTCCACAAAAGTTACAGGTTCAGTAACTTGTTGTTGTGGTACAGTATAGCTATCACCTGTCACTTGACTTCCTAACAATTGACGAAGTAGTTGTTCTTTCTCTGCATCTGTGATGTTTTGAGACAAAACATCATTGGCGCGTCGAACAAAACTAGTTGCGTTTGGAAGTACTCCTGTGACACTTGGTCCGCTTTCTCTGTTTTCACTCATGGGTATAACTTGTCCACAGATTTTTTATACTTTATTTCACACGCACTTTTAATTTCAATTTTTTTATAGTTAATTTTGAAAGTTCCATAAGATGATATATCTTCTGTTAAAAATTGAAATTGTTTCCATATATTACTATATATGGAAACAATGATTATAAAATAATAAGACAATGTCAAATATTACAGTAAAAGTTCAAATAGAAATTCCAAAAAATGGTAATGTGAAATATGAAATAGATCATGAAACTGGAGAACTTATATGTGACAGAGTGATATATTCTTCACTTCGATATGATTTTAATTATGGATTTATACGAGGAACATTGTCAGATGATGGTGATCCATTAGATGCGGTAGTTTTGTGCAATTCAGAACTTTATCCTACTTGTACTGTTCAATGTAAAATCATCGGAGCTCTTCTTACGCGTGATGAAAAGGGACAAGATGAAAAAATAATATTAGTACCTATTGATAAAGTAGATCCAGAATCAATCGGGATATCAGACATAAGTGACATAAAACAACCCGTATTAAAAAAAATAAAACAATTTTTTACACACTATAAAGAATTAGAAAGTAATAAATTTGTAGTTGTAGATGATTTCGTTGGAAAAGATACGGCTAATGAAATATATTATGCATCTATAGAAAGATTTACTTCTTCTCAACAACATTAGATTTTTTACGTGGTTTTTTCTCTACTTCCGTAGTTTCGGTAACTTTTTTTGAACTTCTTTTTTTAGGGGCGTCTTCTTCCAATCCAATCGTCTTTAATTTTTCTACATATTCTTCTGGAAATTCCTCATCAAACATATATTTTAACCCAGCTAAAAATGCATCAGCTGGATCATCTTTTTTTTTAAACTCTGCAAAAAAATTACCCCATTTTTCATCTAATAGTGCCTCACAATATTTAATTCCTAGTTGTTTTGTCATTTTATAAATTTTTGTATTTTCTGTTTTTTTAAGGATAGTGGTCGTATTACTTTTATTTACTTTTAATTTATTTGATGGTGACACAAAATCCACTACTTTTATATTACTATTATTTTGTTTATCTTTTATGCCTCTCAATATAAAATATGAATGTAACATAGAAGCGACACGTTTCATCGAAGCCACTGCACTCATTGTCCTATGAATAAAAGTTGGCTGATCTTCTATAATGACTGTATCGACATTCATAAAACTCTCAAATGTATCTAATTTTGTAAACAATTTTTCAGCTAAAACTTGCGGTTCTAATTTTTTACAATATACCGCCACCAATTTTTTAACTTTTATTTTTTTTTCAAATAATAGTCCTTTTTTTCTATGATTTTCACACCAGCAATGAATTGTGTCAATATTATTTATCTTACATGTCGCTTCTGACTCACACAACTCACACAACTGAATTTTTTCTTCGGTCTGTTTTTTTGTTTTTTTTGGAATATGTTTTTCTATGTTTATTAGAGTTGGTTCTATTTTGTCTTTATGTTTTTCACAAATGCAAATTCCGTCATCATGATCTTTATATATTTTTTCTTCTGAATGGTTAATTTTATATTTTGCTATATTTGGACACATTCCTCCGCCACGCAAATTCATTTGACACAATTGCGCATCATCGAGCAAGTTAATAACACCCCATTCCAAAATTTTGAATTTGTTGTTATCTTTTTGAAGCATGCAATATGCTAAATTTTTAATTCCAACATCCCATGACAATATAGTTGACATTTTGTATAGAATAACTTTATACTTTTAAGCCAATTAAAATGGCGCATTTATGTTTGTTTTCTGTAGGTAATAATTTTGGCGTCGACTTCGGTGTTATCCATATTGTTATAATTTGAAAATGCTAAATTATAATATGAGTTACTATCAACATCTGGACTTTCTGACATTTTAAATAAATCTGAAGCAATTGTTATTGGCTGAATATTAGAATAATTTCCACTTAGATTTGTCGCTGAGCTATCTGTTATGTCAGAGTGAGATGATGTTTCTGACATCTGTAAATCTGACGAATCAGATTTAGAAACAGATTTGTCAGATTTAGAAAACGATTGAACAGAATTATTTTCTTGGGTTTTTTTTGCCTTATGTCTTGACTCTAATTTTGTAATTAATCTATCTGTTCTTACTTCCGTTTTTTCATATTTAAATATATCACTATGTAATGCTTCCTCAATCAACGTTAAACAATTACTTATATCATTAATATCCATTTTTGTTATATATAAATATGTAACAAAAAATTGATATTAACTTAAATTATTTTAAAATATCTTGTGGCTTATTAACAAAAACAATGAGCTTAAATTGCCAAGATAATGTATATAAAGACGTGGATTCTGATCCATCTATAAAAGCAAAAATAATCAAAGATTTTAGTGTAGGTCATTTACCAGAAGATGTTTCAATTTCAACGATGACATTGACATGTAAAATTGCAACCAAATTTAATTGTGAAAATATTGCAAAATATGTAGATTTAGATATAAGTAGAATTTTAACGGTGACACATGGAGAGTTAGGTAACACAAAAACAAATAGAACAATAGTCCCAAAGAAAAAAACCACAGGAAAACCAAAAAAACAAAAAAAAGTGTTTTATAATCAAGTTTCGATGTATGTAAAAGTCCATGCGAAAAATAAAAAACCAGTCAACATAAAAATTTTTTCAAATGGTTCAATTCAAATGACAGGATGTAAAACTGTTGAAAATGCAATTGAAACATTAATTAAGGTCTTATATGAATTGAAGAAAGAGAAGGCTGTAATTGACTATGCAAACATGAAAGTTATTGATAAACCATTTTGTGACAACCCATCAATCCTTGATTTAAAGCATATTGTTGGTTTACAAATTGTGATGATAAACAGCGGTTTCCAAATTCCGTTTAAAATGGATCGTAACAAGTTATATAATTTGTTATTATCAGATGGATATGAATGTTTTTATGATTCAGTAAAACATGCATGTGTAAATGTAAAATTTGTCCACGAAGAAAAAATTATATCAATTTTCGTTTTTGAAAAAGGATCTATTTTAATTACAGGTGCGCGAAATTGTACACAAATTTATGAAGCATACATGTTTATAAATAAATATTTACTGAAACATCATAATACTATTAAGAAAAACGAAGCATTATCAAATTCTAATATTGCAAAATATTTAGGAACGTACAAAGTAGAAAATATTAATGTAAAAGAAAATGATTTTTTTATGTAATTTTTAAAACACGTCACAATCAAAAATTATTTTATCACCTTTTTTAATTTTATTTGTATCATAATCAGTTTTGTTTATTATATTATTCACATATGGATTATCTACCATTGAAATTTGGGGAAATGCCGTTGATCTGTCGTTTACATAAAATTTATCATTGCGATTTTTAGAATACATTTGTGGTAATCTGTCCATAGATTGATTTAATAAACCCATTCCGCCACTTCTTCTTATTTGATTTTCATCGTCTGGTTTGAAATTATATTGAGTTAAATCGTTAATTGGTCCAACGTTGTATTTAATTTGTGTTGGCGTTCTACCTTTTGCTACTTTTTCTTTTGCTGTGTTAGTTGTAGCATTATCATAATTCATTCTTAAACCTTCTTTTGATACTTCTGTTTTTGCAGGATTTGCTCTATTAGTGTATCCTGTTTGTTCTCTTATTGTAATGTCTGGAGTAGCATCAACATAATTAATTACATAATTAGAATCTACTTGTGATTTAGCCGTGCCTCTTCTATTGGTATACCCAGTTTGTTCTCTAATTGTAATATCTGGTGTAGCATTAACATAATTAATAGTATAATTGGCATCAACTTGTGATTTCGCAGTCCCTCTTCTATTAGTGTATCCTGTTTGTTCTCTAATTGTAATATCTGGAGTAGCATCCGCATAATTAATAGTATAGTTAGCGTCGACTTGTGCTTTTGCTGTACCCCTTCTATTAGTATATCCCGTTTGTTCTCTAATTGTAACATCGGGAGTGGCATCTGCATAATTAATTACATAACCCTTTTCGTCAAGAGTTGTCCCACCAACAGTTCCTCTTCTATTAGTATATCCCGTTTGTTCTCTTATAGTGATATCTGGAGTAGCATTCACATAATTAATTACATAACCCTTTTCATCAAGAGTTGTCCCGCCAGCAGTTCCTCTTCTGTTAGTGTATCCTGTTTGATCTCTAATAGTTTGATCTGGAGTGGCATTTGTGTAGTTAATTGTATATCCTTTATCTTCACCTTGTAAAACGCCTCTTCTATTGGTATATCCTGTTTGATCACGAATAGTGGGATCCAGAACATCATTTGGGTCAAATGAACGATTTTTTTGTATATCTCCTTGTATTGCTACTCCTGATCTATCTAGTCTATTGTGTATATCCCTTAAAGTTAAGTCTAGAACATCATTAGGATTGAATGCTTTTCCTTTTGTTAATCCGCCTTGGATACTTTTTCCAATTCTATCAGGTTGATTATAAAGATCTCTCAAAGTTAAGTCTAAAACATCATTGGGGTTGAATGCCCTTCCTTTTTGAAACTCTCCAGTCATTCCCTTTCCGTTTCTATCATATTGATTATATATATCACGAAGAGTCCAGTCAAGTACATCATTTGGATTAAACGAACGTCCTTTTTGGTATTCGCCGGTCATTCCCTTTCCATTTCTATCAAATTTATTGTGTATGTCACGAAGTGTCCAATCAAGTACATCATTCAGGTTAAATGAACGTCCCTTTTGGTATTCACCAGTCATTCCTTTTCCAGTTCTATCATATTGATTATATATATCTCTCAAAGTGTATTCCGGAACATCATTGGGGTCATTGGCGCGTCCCTTTTGGTACTCACCAGTCATTCCTTTTCCAGTTCTATCATATTGATTATGTATATCTCTCAATGTGTATTCTGGAACATCGTTGGGGTCATTAGCACGTCCCTTTTGGTATTCACCAGTCATACCTTTTCCAGTTCTATCATATTGATTATGTATATCTCTCAATGTGTATTCTGGAACATCATTTGGATCAACTGCTTGACCTTTTTGGAAGTCTCCTTGAATTGCTACTCCTGATCTGTCCAATTGATTATGTATATCTCGCAAGGTGTAATCGAGGACATCATTTGGATCAACCGCTTGTCCTTTTTTGATATCTCCTGTCACCGCTACACCTTGTCTATCTGCATTTTCAGTAAATTGTCTACGTGTAGGATCTGGGATATTTGTAATTGTATCGTATGTATATGATTTATTGGTATCACTTCTTCCTAAGACACCTTGTCTATTATTCGATTGACCTCTTTGTGTTGGATCAGGAATATATGTATCATCTAATTTGTTAGATCTTCCACGCAAACCTTCGTATAAATAAACGTTGGTTGGTCCAGATTGTTTGAATGATTGTTTTGATGTATTTCGTTGTTTTGCTCTCATATCTTGTGTTGTAAGTTGATTAACATTGTATTCTGCGGGACCTATATGATTTGTGGCACTATGACCTCTCCATCTTCCTGTATATTGTATTTCTCCATTTAAACGTGGTGCACTTATGTTACCACCAGTTTTAACCATATTATTTGGATCATATTTAACAAATTGATCAGGTCTTCTCTTCTCCACCGATCCTGCGATTGGTCCATTACTGCCCTTTTGACCAACATTATGAACCGCTAACGTTCCAGATGCCTTCGGTTTTGTTGGTCTTAATTGTTCTGGCAAAGTTTGAGGTAATACACGATAAAGGTCTCCTGTCCCCACAAATGAATTGTGACCACCTTTCGTCCCTAATCCCAAACCAGGCGCAACCTTGATTTGTTGAAATGGTAATTCATTACGTCTTTCTTTTCCTGATATATATCGTGATTCATAATAATCTGTCATGACTGGAGTACCGTATATATTTTGGAAACCAATTATAGGGCTAAAACGTGGCCCACTTTCCTTTTTATGTTGCCAATCATCTCTGACAGAACCAGTAAAAAGTTCCATATTTCGTTGACTAATTTGTCCTTGATGTTGTGCTGCTAATCCTCCTCGTGTCTTTTTAAAAAACGGTTGCATATTATTATGTGTAAAGTGTTCTCTCCCAACAACTCCATATGTCATATCATTATCATTAAAAGTAGAATATCCTACAGTTAAGTCACGCTCATTTTGCAACCTATGTACTGCACTATTCATTAGAGAGCCAGATTCTCCATTGTAGGCAGTTGGATCGTCATTGTTTCCAAATCTCATATCATCAAATTGTCTTAAAAATTCATTGTTACTGGATTTTTTTCCTGTTATTTTGCTTTCAAATCTGCGGTTGTTTGACATTTTTTGTCCAGACTTAATAAAAAAATCTGGATCATTTGATTTTGCAGAACTTGAGCAACTTTGACATTCAGATCCATCGTCTCCAGTTTCAGTAAAAAGTTCAAAATTCATTGGTTTTTGTTTTGTGCTTTTCATTGATTTTTTAAAATTATAATATTTTGGAATAACTCCAGTATTGTCAGGATCTTGCGAATCACGTGAATTTTTTTCAATAAGATTTTCATAATCTTTATTTGCTTTTGTAAAATATTCACGGCTATAAATATCACCAGTATCTACTTCTTTTTTTAAAGAAGCCTTTTGTTTCTCAAGTACTTGTTTATCTTTTCTGCCGTTAAAATATTGTCCTAGGAATGCTAAACCTCCAATAACTTCCATAGTTTATTGTTTATAATAATTACTTGTTAAAATAATTGTTTTTTAAACACGGCGAAGTTACTATAATATTTTGTGTATTATATGTAATTAGTATATATTGCAAAATGAATATTGAAAAGATACGTATTATGTTATATTATATTATATTATTTTTACTTATAGCGTCGTTGTTTGTACTTTACAACATTTTATTTCAAGAAAACTAGAAATACTTCCTTAAAACTGAAATTAACGCGAACGAGCAATAATATTGTTTGCAATAACAATATTAATTTTATCTTTATTCTAATCATATCTTGTTATTTAATTAAAATAATTATTTTACTTTGAATTTGGATATCTGTATTTTGGCTTGTCACACCATGGTCCAGTGTTCAAAACATATCCAGGGTTAGTTGGTCTAATTAAGTTGTTAGAGATAATTGGGCATGCTTCTGGTGGCATAACAATTGGGTTTGATGGATCAAATGTTGAGGTGCAAAATCCAGATGATCTTTCACATCCTGGATTGTATTGAAATTGTGCGCATTTTGTCGCTCTTCTTGAAAGTCCTCTTAGTTCATTTTCTCGTTCGATCACTTCGTTATCAAATGGTCTCCAGTTATTTTTGTCATCAGCTACACACTTTTGGCAATTTTCATATTTTCCTTGATACATTTGATATCCAAGAGGTCCAGTACTTTGGGCGACTTTTTTTTCATACGCACATTTATCATAACTTAGACGATTAAAACTTCCTGCATTACCGGTATTCATTTTTATGATATATTATATCTGTATATTATTTTTTTATTTGGTTTTATTATAACGTCATGGAAAAATCTAAGGATAATAATCAATATTCCGAACTATTATATAATCTTGTAATCACAATAGGGATTGTTTTATTATTGTGTTTAGGGTCATATGCTGTGTATTCAATAGTGTATCCACAATCATCTATATCTACAATAAAATCTGAACAAAATACACAAGAAGTTCCACAAGAATCTGTCCAAGAAACGTCATCAGTTATGCCGTCCAACTCTAGTCAAGACACACATTCTGAGTCATCATATAAGGTTTCGCCAGTGTCTGAACAGGTGAATAGTTATCCAATTGGAAACCCATCAACGCCATCTATTGCTGTAGTACAAGAATGTGTACAATCAGCTCCGATACAACCCGCAACAAAACAACAATATAACAAATTAGATGAAATAACGTTGCCATCTAGTATTTCTAATTCTACTGGAGGATATATTGGTAGGGATTTTGTATGTTTTAGAAGTAAACTTGGAAATGAAGCATATGTATCAAAAAACACTGGATGTATGGCATGTCAAGTAGACAAATCAGGAAAAAATAATAACTATGGTGGAACTTTAACAAATGTAATTTCTACGTGCGTATATACAGACGATCCAAATAATACTGACCCAAATATTTGGTCAAAACAAATGTGTATATCAGCATGTGAAAAACTAAAAGATGTTAATTAAATATACATATTTGTTTTGTTTAAATGTGTATATCAGCATGTGAAAAACTAAAAGATGTTAATTAAATATACATATTTGTTTTGTTTAAATGTGTATATCAGCATGTGAAAAACTAAAAGATGTTAATTAAAATATTAGTTTATTAAATGCAGTTTCCACACAAAATAATCTATGAATAAAAATAGTAAATAATATCAGTAATATATACGTTTTAAATAAATCAAAATTAAACACTTTTGAAATTACAATTCCAATAAGTATAGTTCCTATAACGTCATAAAGAGCAAGCCCCAAAAATCTTTCTTTATGAAAACCTTTGTATGGTTCTCCTAAAATGTTTTTATATTTGCAAAAAGAATTATCCATATATTTTTGTGTAGAAAAAGTTGAAAATCGAAATATTTACTATTTAAATAGTCATAATATGCAATTATTTACATAAGAACAATGTCGATCCCAGTAAGAATTAAGAAAGATTTTGAAAACATGAAAAGAGAATTTGATTGCAGAGCAAACCCAGGTTCATCATGTTGTTTTGATATTTTAGAGGATACATGGAAAAACGCAACAAGAGATGGGGGATCGTTGTCAAATCAAAGAGATTTCAATTTGTTAATCCGTGGACCGGCTGACTCTCCATATGCAGATGGACTATTTGAAGTAAATATTAAACTTACTACAGACTATCCGTTAAAGCCTCCAAAGATTACTTTTTTAAGTGAAATTTATCATCCTAATATTCGTAATTCATCAATTTGTTTGTCAACGTTGAAAGATGGAAGTTGGTCTCCAGCATTAATGTTATATAAAGTACTTATGTCATTACAAGCATTGTTGGCAGATCCAAATCCAGATGATCCTCTTGATCCTGACTCTGCAAATGAGTTTAAATCTAACAAAGTGAGATTTGTTGAGAGGGCAACGAGTGCTACAAAAAGAGCCACTGACAAAGTTATGGAACGACGAAATGCATTAGCCCAAAAAAATGCATAAATATATAATGAAATTATTTATTTTTCTTTTATTAAACTATAGAATGAATATTGGCAATTTTAATAGATTATCATACGATGATTGTGCTTTTCAAGATCGAACTAAACAAAGTACTGATCCTTTAAATTATAGATTAAGTGTTGATCAAATATATAACCGCGATAGATGTTTATCCTCATATGGACCGCGAAACGGAACATTTGGATGTTCAACAATTGGTGATGCAGGATATGCAGTCTCGCAAAATCAAGTTGATGTAGAATCTATACTAACCAACAGAAATGTTAAAGCAAATCGTTGCAGAACATCTGACATGGTCAATCCTGTAAATCCTACCACAATGCAACCAACATTTGCCCCAATATGTGATAATAAATTAAAACCATCATACACAAGATTAAGCCACTCTGCTAAAAATTATCGCGGAATGGGAATATCACGTTTTTATGACACTATACATGATCCACAAGCAAATATTTTCTATAATTTTGAACGAAATACAACTTTGGAGGCACGTGATAATTATGTACCAAAAAATCCTCAACCATGGTCACAAACTAATGGTATGCCAGTTGCATCAGAATCAGGTTATAGAAAGTGCACAATGCAATGTTCTTCAGACACAACTTGTCCAAACAATTGGAATTTAAATCAATAAAATAATATTTAATTTGTTGCGTACACCTTCTAGATATAATTTTATTATATCTCTAGTTGAAAGTACGGATAAAAATTATTAAAGAGAATTTTTTGCCACCCTTTTAACTTGAGATATAATAAAATTATATCTCAAGTTGAAAGTACGGCGTGATATACTTCAACACAACATCATGTAAAATTTCGTTATATATATCACTACTTATTTTTTCACATGTAATAGAATAATCTATTAGTTTTTCTATCGCATCTAAACTCAAATAATCTCCATTTTCTTTTATTTGTTTTTTGCAATATTTATAATACTTATCAATCATCAATTTCACTTCACTTAAAATAGGTGTTATAACATATTTTTTCAATAAAATACCTTTCTTATCATTGATCCATATTTTATCACTTTTTTCTATTGCTTGTCTCACAACAAATGAAAGTCTTGAACAATCAGTTGCCCAAAATTGTTGGATTTTTGGATCGTCTTTTTTATATTCACTTTTGATAATCTCTCCAATAAAATAATCAAATAATTTTTTATTATAATGATAAATCATAAACTCTTCTACTCTATGATCTTTTGTAGTTTTTGCTGTTAACAAATTTTTGGCTTGTGACGAATCTAATATTTCTAAAGGTTGTGCTGACTGATAGTTTTGGTTAATATATTTTACCGCACTCATCATATTCATTGTATTTATTGTATTAGTTGTGTTTAATATTGGCGCATTTAATGTATTTCCATTATTATTTGTAGTGTTGTTTGTCATATTTATATTAATTGGTTGAACATTGTTTGTTTTGTTGACAATATTGGTTAATTTTTCTACTTTTTCTACTAAACTATGAAACTCATCTTTCTTTATAGCCATTAAATCATTTTGAATCAAAGTGCAAGTCTTCTTATGTCTATATAAATTTTGTTTACAACTATAATTTTTTCCACATATACACAAGAACATTTTTTCCAATTGTTGTTTATTAATTTCTTCAGTAATGATTTTATTTTTTATATTATTATTTATTTCTTCTTCATTGACACATTGGGCGTCTAATATGACTACTTTTTGTGTCATATTATTTTTATTTTGATTAATATTTAATTTTCCAAGTTCATGTAGACCAGATTTTTTCAAATGTTTAATAGAACTATTATGAAGTTTTAGATTATGAGATCTATCTGTTTTATAATCGCATATTTCGCATATGTATTCCATGCTTTTATCTACTATATATTTATAATATAAAAAACTAAAATTATTTTAAACGCAATATATTTGTAAAATATGCCTATGAACAAAGAATATTTTTGTTTATAACTATTTTTATTTTATTTATTATCTAATTCTTCTATTTGTAGTTATTTTTGGTTGCAAGTTAATAAAGTATCTGGTCATGCTAATTTTTTCCACACAAACTTTGTGTAGAAAAAATTAGCTCCCCGCGCGTAGTAAAAAATAGGTTTAAATTAACAATTTATAGTTAAAAATAGTTAATAATTTATATTATTAACTTATAACATCTATAACATTTATTATATTATAAAATAATACACATCATAGCCTTACATTAATGATGATACTTATTAAAATAAAAATTGATTTAATATTTTATTCATTAATAATATAAACATTTGTATTATGATGGCTTATAATTTAAACTATGATTCTTGTTATGACTTTGATTTAAAAAAATTTGGTTTTGAAAATAAAGAAAAACTTAGACTTAAAAAAAGAGATTATAAAAATAGATTCACAAAAGCTGATAAACATTATACAAATTCAAAGCAATATAGAACTATTTCTAGAACCGAACTAAATCATTTTAAAAATATAGGAAATCTTGATAATTTTATGATGCCATCAAAAATATCTTTTCACAAACGTTCTGTGCAGTGCAGATGTTGCTGGGGAATAGATAAAAATAAAATTTATAGTAACAATTTTAGCTATGTTTGAGCATTTTCATAACTTTACAAACTGGAATTTCAGTTTCGACGTCACTTTGGTCCAAATGTTGAACTACTTGTGGAAAGTGTAATACTGCTTCGTCAAATGAAATATGTTCAGGATACTCATATGATGAATCAAACATACCATATATATCTAAATTTTCTAATACTTCTGGATCGTTTGCAGTACAAAATACAATCATTTTTTTATCTGGATTTTGTGTGAGTCTTAGAACAGTCATTATGAGTTGCAGTGCATCATTATCATATCTGTATCCATATTTTGACCATTTTATTAATCTTTCAAAACCATCGAGAAAAATAACAGATATTTCAGCACGCGAACATGCATCTACACATTCTGTTAATTTGTCTTGAATATTATTTGTCCTTAAAAGTATTTCTGGTGATATCATTTTAACACACGCAATATTAAGATCTTTAATAATGTGAGCTAAAAATTTTGTCTTACCAATTCCTGTTTTTCCTGTGATTAAAAATGACATATTGTTTCCATTCTTTAATGAGTCAATTGATGAAATAATTAGTGCCCTAGTTGATTCAAGATTTTCACACCATGTTACAAATGGAGTAGTGGTAATTAATTTTATTTCATCTGATATTTTTCCAAAAAGCGTTGGAACATCATCAATTGCACTCAAAAAATCTTGTTGTGTTAAGATTGGATTTACTTCTGCTTTTTTTAAATTACTCATATCTAATTCTCTTGTAATTGCAAAAGAAGTGGCAGAAGTAACAATATTCTCTAATTCTGCTCCTGTATAGTTCTTGGTCAATTTTGCGATTTCTCCAAGATTTACGTCTGAAGATAACCTATCTTTTAGCTTCAGTGTATGAATATTTAAAATATCAGATCGTCCTGATTCATTAGGTAATCCCACTTCGATATGAATATCGAGCCTACCACTTCTTAAAATTGCTTCGTCAATAGAATCTTTACGATTTGTCATTGCGATTATTAGAATGTTATTCAATTGATCAACGCCGTCAATTTTTGCTAAAATTTGGTTTACTATGTTATCATTAACACCAGTGTTATCACTTCTTGATCCTCTTTTTTTAAATAATGCATCTGCTTCATCAAAAATAATTAAATGAAGTGAATCTTCGCCAGAATCTCTATCTAACTCAGCTTCTGCAAAAAGTTCTCTTACGTTTTCTTCAGATCCTCCTACATATTTATTCAAGACTTCTGGACCAGATATAACTCTAATTGATTTACAATTTAATAATTTTCCAATTTGTCGCGCAATTAATGTTTTTCCAGTTCCTGGTGGACCATATAAGAGTACACCTTTTCTATGTTTCAAACCCATTTTATCTGCGATTTGTTTTGGAACTACTCTCGAAGCAAACGCAGACCTAAAAATTTTATTAAATTGTGAGTCCAAACCGCCAATTCCAAGTTCAGTCAAATTTAAATCTTTTTTAAACAACTTACTTCCTACGCTTGCTGATTTGTTTTTTAATTTAATATTTTTTCCGTTTGGATCAAACATAAATTTTGTATCTTGTGCTAATATTCCACAATTTGTAGGATATTTTGTTAACATGTCAAACAATCCTTTACTTTCTTCTATTAATACCACAGTGCTAACAGAAATAGTTACAGGAATACTTTGATATGAAAAATTAATATTTTGAAGTTCAGTTAGTGGAATACCACATTGAAAACTTTTCATATATCCTTCGAGTTCTTCACAATCAATTGTTAAATTTTTGCCGTCAGGTATTGAAACTGTCGCATGAACAACATCTAATGTTCTTAAATTTTGAACAACATTAAATTTTTGTTTTGATCCAAGTGTATACTGATGTAATGATCTTTGTATTTGATTTAATCCAATTGAATTTATTGCTATTTCTGGGTGACTTTCTGCAAGATATGTAAAGCCATTCTCAAATTTTATAAATTTACCTACAATTGGCGCGTTTTCATTAACATAAACTTTGTTTGTCTTGGCCAAACTTGGATTGGGACATTGAACTATTGTAATCTCCATTGATTTTTAATAAACAAATTACTAAAGTAAACATAAAAAATAATTATTTTCAATTTTTATTAGGAGGGTAAATTGCACATAATATTCCAGTAATTAATCCAATAATGGCTAATATTATTACCGCAAGTATAATTTTCATTTGCATATTTTTCCACCACATTTTTCGTCGTAATCCACCAGCGTCTCTCTTAAATATTCCTGCACTTTGTTGTAGTTCTTGTGTTTTTATTTCAAGATCTTCTAGTTTTTGAATATGCTGTAATGCCATTTCTATATTTTGATGCATCACAGATTTCACTTCATTTAATTTATTTTGTGTTCTTGAAATAGAATCTATGGAAGCTGGGTTATTATATTTTTCTCCTAAAATTTTTAAATATGTATATGATCTCTTGTTCTCTTTTTGAGAATTTTCGTATTGAGTTTTAATGTCGACAACAAGCTGTGCAAGTAATCGCGATTTGTAAGGTTTTGTAGAAACTACACAAATTAACTCATCTGAACTAACAAAGTGCATCAAATATTTCAATCCTCCATATTCAAATGCATGTGACGCACCAATTTCAATATTAAGATCTTCTCCTTCCAATATATCTGTAATGGTTTCTGCAGAATAATTGGCATTCACTAAATATTTTCCAATAAAAGATGGTTTATTTAGTAACTTAACTATACTTACACAATATATGCTTTCCATGTTGTATATTTGATTTTAATTTGAATGATAATGTTCATTGAAAGTGACATTTTCAATTTTTTAAAGTTGAAAATTTTATTTGTAATAACAATAGTTTATTCAACTGCCATATGATGGAATTACTTAAACAATGGAATTTAGATACATATACATTTATTGATAATGCAGAAACTATTGCTCAACTAGTATTAATAGATTCCGGGTTAAGACGAGCATGGCTCCTTGGAAATCCACAATTCGAATATTCTAATTTAAGATCATTATTATTAAAATTTCCAAATATAAAAAAATCATATACTAAAAATCGTGGTATAATAGTGTCCAAAAATGACTATACTGACATCTCATTTACTGATACAGAAATAGGAAAATTATTAGGATATCTGTGTTATAACGAATATGTTCAGTTATCTTTATCTTCTTCTGGTAGATACAGTATCCATATTTTTTGCTGTTTTAATAATAAAGTAATATGTAATATCTTTACAAATACATCACTTAATTTAGATAAATTGAGTGAATTTAAATTGTTTGCGCAAAAAGCAGAAAAAATATTGCTGAATGATAATTTAACACGTACTTTAGTAGAAAAAGTTGTGGTTTGCACAAGGTACATACCTGCATAATCTTATTTGCAATTATTCATAAATTTGTAACAACTGTTTACCATAGACAAGCCTAAACAAATAGGAACAAGTGGAGAAAATTTTCGTGGTAACATTCCCCCCACGAATGAAGATGCAATTGCATAAAAAACCCCATTTATCGAGCCTGCCAATAATGTACTAAGAGGATTTTGAATAATAGAGCATTCGGACAGATCAAGTTTTATATCGGTAGATGTGGTTCCACCATTTGAACTAGTATTGGTATTCGAATAATTTACTTTAAGACACATTTGTTTATCATTAAAAATAGTGTATGTTAATCCTGCTACAAATCCGGTTGACTTAATAACATTTTCTTGTCCAAGTAATGCTAATACTTTAGTAAAAGTAGCCATTTATAATGATATAAAAATAATATTAAAGTATACTTAACATAATATTATCAATTTTTTATTCATATGATATGTTTAAAGATTTTACTACATAAAATAAAATCGATAGTATTAAACAAATTGATATAAATGCTTTAAAATCAATCGGAAAAAAGTTCTCCAATAAATGAAGCCATGCACGAATAAATCATTCCAAAAATAGCAGCACAACATAATGTACTTAATGGATTAACAAATATTGCTGGTTGTGTTTTATTATTTTCTCTATTTAAAATTACATGTGTCATTCCAGCAAAAAATCCTATTGATCTAATTGTTTTGTCTTCTCCTAAAAAAGTTAATATGTCCATTCTATATAATTTTGTATACAATTAACATACAAAATAATTAAACAATTAAATAAATAACGAATAATTTACATCATCATGTCCCTCCTATATGTACTACCTCTTTCTCTGTTTAATGATCTTGATGGAACTCCTCGATCCATAACTACATGTCTCGCATCTTGAATATCAGGTGTAATATAGTCAAAATAATGTTCTACTGGATTTGGATATCCATTAGATTTAGTTCCGCGTGTTAAATTACCAAATTTAACAAAATTTTCGACACTCATATCACGATCACCTCTCATGTCTCCCATATATGGCATTTGATTATATGAATTCTCTTGAGAAAATCCTCTTCTTCCTCTGACATTTGGTCTAACTGTTCCATATTCATAATCAAATTCATTTTCTCTTTGTTCTACTCTATTATAATTGTAGTTCATATTACTCATATCTCCTAAAATACTATCAATTGAATTGTCATTTGGGATTTCTTCTCTTAATGGTAAATACCCATTATATCTGCTTTTTGGTTGTGTATATGTGTTTAATTCGCTGAAATCTCTATGTTTTCCTGAACTTCGTCTTACATGTGGAGTTTTTTCTGCATACGGATTATAATTTTCTGCTTCAATATCTCGTGTGTTTTGAAACCAATCTCTAGGATGAAAATTACTTTCTCTAAAATCGTCTCCAAATGCAGAAGCAAATGGTCTATCATTTCTGTACATATCATAAGAATTTGCGACACCATCTTGTCCACCGTAATTATGACGTTGCATTTGAGCTTCTTTATTTTTTTGTTGTTTCTTTTTAATACGTTCAAAACGTGGGTCTTTTTTTAGTAAATCCGAAGGAAAATATGCTTGAGATGTATCAACATAATCTTGAAATCGTAAATTCTTATCTCTATCACCTTTCAAATATGCTTTAATTCGTAATTGATCATAATCAGATATGTTATAATCTTTTTCTAATGTGTCTGATTCAATCGAATTTGCTCGATAATATTTTTTTTTGTTGATATACTCAAGTAATCGCGGTTCTATCGATATCTTATCTTTTTTATTGCAATCGTAATAATCACTTCCTTCAAATGACATCATTTTTTATTATAATATCTTACTGATAAAATATTTATAGCAAATTCAACGAGCTAGTAATAAAAAATTGATTTATCAAGTAAATAATGTCTCGTTAGATGATATCTTAATACATTAAACATTTGCAATATGGCACAAGCTATTATAAACTCTGAAGTATTTAGAGAAGCATGTTTTGACGGAAAACTTGACGAAGTAATGAAATGTGTTATTGAACAATCTGCCAATGTAAATGATGCTTTTTACGAAGAAGATGGAGGTAGATTATATAAAATGTGGACACCACTAAGATTAGCTACATACAAAGGTCATATGAACGTTGTAAATTTTTTGTTAAGTTGTCCCAATATAAATATAGATGATCATGATATATATAAACGTAGAGCATTGAGTATAGCATGCCACAAAGGATTTACAGAAATGTTTAAATTATTATTATTACACGGTGCAAAAATTCCGACCACCATGTGTTGTGGAGTCGAAAATCCACAAATTGGATGTTCAATTAATATGTTAATGGAAGCATGTTGGAATGGAAACTCGGAAATATTAGGGCACATCACCGACAGTAATTTATTTGATATAAATGAACAGGATGCATATGGAAGAACTGCACTACATATTGCATGTTCAAAACCAGCTATACCACATAATGCAAATCCAAACGATCAAGATATTGTTGATCTAAATTTTGAATATGATTGTATAGTGTTGTTACTTTTAAATTTAGACGGTATAGATGTTACCTTGCAAAATACAAAAGGTGAAACTGCTTATCAACTTTATATGCAACGTGAACAATATATTTGTGATGAAATTTTGAAAGGATTTTCTGACATTCTTGATACTTCGATAAAACAAGCTGAAGCAACGATTGTTGTACCAAGTGCTCCTCCCAGTTCTGAATTACAACTACTTGACACACCAGTAAAATATTTCTTTAAAAAAATTGGAATTCCTCATTTATATACAGACGAAATCGAATTATTCGAACATGAATGTTCTGGAAAATCTCCAGAAGATACTATAATGTACAAAATTTTGGAAGATTTTGTACAAATATGTGATCAATTTGGATTTGGAATAGAACTACGCTATTTTGAATATACAAAACTTTTACAACTTTCATGCTTTTGGAAAGAAAATGAAATTACATACACTACGAACGGAAAAGAATATAAAACACATTCTCCAAGAATTGTATTTGAAGAACAAATTTATCATGGCACAACATGCGCGTCTATGTATATTCATAAATTTACTCCTCCCCCTATGATGGGTTGGGGATGGAAAATCTCATCTCACCAAGCAGTAATTAGAAATAAAGACACATTTAATGAAGCGCTTGTAGATTTTATTTTAAAAGTAACATAATTTATTTATCTATAACAAAATTATAACAATGCAATCCGGTAGATTAAGATATATAAACACAAAATATGGGACAAATTTTACAAACATAAATCAAATTCCACCTTTTTTGTTGGAGACGATAGATAATCGTTTCTCAGGAAACAATAATATTTTACCATCATTAAAAAGATTTTTTGATGAAATAACTATCGAACATCCATTGGTTGATACATTAGAACAACCTATGTCACAACCTATGTCACAACCCATATCACAACCTATATCACAACCTATATCGCAACCTATATCGCAACCTACATTACAACAACCTATATCACAACAACCTTCTCAAATAGACCAACTAGTAAATAATGGTGATTTGATAAGAATTGTGGATAAAAAAATAATAGATGTATTTAATGAATTTTTAGACGGAACTAGTTTAAAAAGCGTAATTGTTCCACAAAATGCTCAACATGGAGGATTTTCTGCGTTAAAAGTATTTAGAAATGACGGAAGAGAAGGAAATATGGTATATAACATAGATTTTGGTAACATCAATCCTCAAAACCCAATTATAGATGACAAAAAAATGGATTTGATTGATGATGAAGATGAACAAAAATGGTCTTCACAAGAAGAGTTTTTATTAAAAAAACAATTTGCAGACATATTGACTACTTTCATAAATTCTAAAAAAATTTTTTCTGATGCAAATTTGGACTATATTGTAAGATTTCAATATCTTGTAATAACGTTATTTACTGGCGTGATAGATTTGTATAAAAAACGTAAATCACTTGATGACGAAGATGTTAAGTTCATTTATAAAGGAGGTACGACGATGAAAATAATTTATTCACAATATCGTGACACTATGAATGAATGTGACTGTCCAAATTTTAAAAATAATATACTTGATTGCTTTAATAGAAGTGATTCAGACTATCACATTAAAATAAGTAGCAAAATGTTACATATTGGAAGGTATAATGAAATATATTATGATATGTCAAAAATTACTATTTTAGCACTAAAACACATTAAAAAGCTTTTAATAGTACACAATAAATTTTTTATGGACATTCAAAAAAATATTCTTTCTACAGATCTTCAAGGACTACTCGGGGAAATGAATACAACATTAAGTGTCATAAAACCATTATCTGTAGATTTTAGAGATGTTAAACAAATAATAGGAATTCAATCTGGTAACGCATATTATGTAGATAACAGTCATTTTAATAATCCAAGTTTTCAAGATTTATTTAACAACACAACAACAACACGAAAAGATTTTTTCGTAACAAAAGATAACATTGATGATACTTTATCACAAAATGTATATCTTGGTAGATTAACACACAAAGATGACCTTAATATTGACGATAATTTGTTTATAACTGCGAATGAAACTGTTATATTTTCAACAAATTTGAAAGGAGCTGAATATACAGAACGACCACAATTTGCAAATGATGCAAAAATCGATGACTACACAGAAGCATTTTTATTATCAAGAATTAAATACAATTTTATAATTTATTATATTAAAGATGATAATACATATGGGAGATTCAAATCATATTCAGAAATTGTAGATGTATCTATGAATAAAGAAAACGCGAGTCAAAATTTGCTAGTATCTAAGATTATGTATACATCATATAAATATACGTTTCAAAAAGGAACTCCGAACCAATTATCAGTAAAATACACTGGATACTCTATAAAAGGATTTATACATGATTTAACGGCAATTTTCTTTTATAAAGTCCATTATCCATGGGAAGATAAAAAATATAAGAAAAGATTATACAGATCATTATTTTTTATATACATAGAATTAATACAAGGACAATTATTTAGCAAGACAGTTTTAAATGGTATTTTGGATATGTTAACAGAAAATAAACAAATTCGTGATTTTGATAACTATATTAGTAGCAAGATCGCTAGCAATTTAATTTATAGTCTATTCACACAGACTGCAACTTATTTGTTTTTTAAAAATATAAATAGAATTAAAAATGACGTGAGTATAACTCCTAATAATTCAAAATTAACGAAAAATTTAAATGAATTTATAATAAAAATTATTGACACCCTAACTGAATTTAAAAATAATCAAGCTGTACAGAGTTATACTACTTGCGGAGTTGCTCCGTGTGATGTGTCGCAACTTGGAGGAAATATTGACATGCAAAAATATATTAAATATTTAAATAAAAACAAAGGTATATTAAAAATGATAGAATCAAACCAAATTTAAGAAGTTGGATATAAATGCTCTATTTTTTCTTTACACTTTTCTAGTTCTAATAACATTTGTTTATAATTATTTATTTTTTTATCTAACAAAAATAAATTTTGATTATTCTCAACTTGAGATAAACAATTTGCCTGATCACAAAATCCTCCTCCATTCAAATAGACAGATATATAGCCTTCAAAATAATCATATACAATATGTAAATGATTTGTTATTGCACAATCTAAGTATTGTTCAAATGTGTATGAATTATATTTACCGTTTGGCGTTTCTAAAACAAAAAATCGTTTTTTTGAATCTCTTAATTCTGCTCTCCAACTATTATTGTCATATAATATTAAAGTAAGATTTATTATAATTGCGTCATTCTCATCATCAACACAATTTATTGCAAAAATATGCGATTCTAAAATGTTCTTCATTTATTGATATATTTATTTTTATAAAAATTTCAGAGGAATAATTTATCAATCTTTTTAAATACAACAATCTTACTTAAAAGAATATTAAGTTAATATTATTATTAAAAATACTTTTATGGATAAACTCGTAGAACAATTAAACGACCTTGATGATGCATGGATGAATGATTTTCATACTCCACAAACTTTGGCGTGGAAACTTTTAATGGGAGACGAAATTACCAATCTTTCTAGCACAATTTTATCATTCAATGTAGATGGATATGACGAGGCACAAGACCCAACATCATTCACATTTGAAATAATGATTACAATTTTTGTCGAGATGATGTGTTCGTTAGCCATGATAATGTCAGAAGATGATGAAGATATAAGAAAAAGATTAGTAATGAGTGATTTTTTTGACACAATAAAAGAAAAATTATTAAAGGCTTCTGTATCAGTGCATATTAATGTAATTGAAAAAGAATGGTTGGAAGGAGATACTGGTTATTTTAAAGGACTAATAGATAAAAGATATTGTAAAGTTATTTTAAGAGATAATCCAGATGAAGAATCATTGTTTGACAGATATGGTGTGGACAATCAAAATATGTATCATATGTTATTAAATCCTAAGTATAAAAAACAAAAGAATTTGAAAGATATTGAAGCTTTATTTACAGTGAAAGGAAATATATATCAAATTTCATTTGATTTTTTTAAACGAACAGAAATAATTAGAGATGTTCCAAATATGTATTAATTAATAAAATTTGAATAATTATTTCTAGTGTTAGACATTTATATATTATTGCTATCAGTATATAAATGTTAAATTTATTACATCTTTATCCTAATGCAGTTATAACTGAGAGAGATGTAACTATTGATATTTTTGATGATAGTGATATAACAGTATATTTTGACCTTGATAATTTAAATACAAGTTCAGCATGGAATAGTTCACATAAAGATTTGACGGAAAATTATTACAAATAATTAATTTTGTTGATGACAATTTAGACATTGAAACAAAAATAATTCAAATTTTAAAATTGTTACATACGGTTTCCAATTTTATCCTCAATTAGATAAATTTGTTCTGTATGATTATGATAAGATCGAAGTTACATATGATGTTAGGATTTTAAGAACAGCCAAAGATAAGAAATCTTTAGATTTTAAAGTATTGGCAAAATTGAGAGGAACAAATTTAAAAGTTCAACAGGAAATAAGAGAAACTGATATGTTTGAAACCGTTATGCAAGATATTGTTGAAGAAATAGAAACACATAATTTAAGCTATATTGCCATTTGTTGTAATAGAGGACATCATAGATCAGTTGCTTGTGCAGAAATGTTAAAATATTTATATTCAAATGCTGAAGTGAATCATTTAACTGTCAGTTTGTAGGTTTTTGTTTAATTTATTTGATTTAAAGATTTAGATATATTTTGTTTTAATAAATGTTTGCTTGTGAATTATGTGATTATATCACTAATAGATCTACCAATCTAAATAAACATAATAAAACTGAAAAACACATTAGTGCTCTTATTACATCACAGAAAAATGACGGAATAACATTTAAGTTAGAGACCTTAATGTTATGCAAAGAAATTGTTTTACAAAACTCTTCAAAGCCAAAAATACAAAAAATGATAGAGTCATTTGATGAACAACAAGACAAATTACACGAAAATTATGACACTTTTGGAGGACATATGTATTGCCTGTATAATAAGGTATTTAATCATTATGGAAATAATTATTATAAATTAGGCAAATCTAAAAATATCGATATACGAATAGATGGTTATACTACGTCATACATAGACAAATCTGTAATAAAAATCCGTTCAAATTTTATACGAAATAGACATTTGGCGGAGCTTGTGTTGTTTGATATATTAAAAAAATACAGATGTAAAGAAAATAGAGAATTTTTTAAATGTGATTTAAAAACAATACAAAATACATTTGCAAAAGTAGAAAAAATATTCACTGATAATACAAATGATGATGATATAAAAAAGATATATAAATTAGAGCTGTCATGCGAAGTATGTGGATATACAGCAAGTAGTTTTCTTAATATTAAAAGTCATAACGATTCAAGTAGACATATAATAAATGCATATGTGTATAAAAATATTAATAATGCCAATAATGTTAATAATGTTATTAATGACGTTAATAATGTTATTAATGATGTTAATAATGTCATTAATGATGTTAATAATATCGTTAATGATGTTAATAATATCGTTAATGACACTAAAAATGAAATTTCAAAAGTTTTCGACACAATAGTAGAAAACGAAAAAAAGCCCAGAAAGAAAACAAACAAATCAAAATATACTATTACTGAGAATGTTGATGGTATTTCGGTTGAAACAAAGAAATATATATGTGAATGCAAAAAACAATTTTCCGCACGACAAAATTTATGGAAACATAAACAAACATGTGACGGGACAAACGAATTTGAAGATATGAAAGAACAACTACGTTTGTTACAAAATACTGTCACTGAGCTGACGACTATAGTAAAAAATAAGCAACAAAAAGAAGAAAAAAAGAATAATGTTGTATACAAGAAAATTTCTACATGAATTAAATACATTCAAATAGACTAACCAATGACGATATATTGGCAAGTCTCTATGCAAATTCAAATAGACCAACCAATGACGATATATTGGCAAGTCTCTATGCAAATTCAAATAGACTAACCAATGACGATATATTGGCAAGTCTCTATGCAAATTCAAATAGACTAAC